CGATTGGCGTTGACTATTGGCATTATGACCGATAAAGCTGGACAGCTCTCGGGTATGGCGAGTACCATTGTCGAGCATCGCAAGGGGCCGTCTATTGACGATGCTGCCAAGATGATCGCAGAAGCCAAGTCCAGGATTGCCAATAAAGTCAAAACGCAAGCAGTTGAAGCCGAAATCGTAGAATGATACCAGAACCAGAATCAAGATACGCTGACCACCTCAAAGATGGTGGGGATCTAGTTCGCCACTACATGGTTGAGCATGACGGCATTAAGCATAAGTGCCATACGCTTTGCTACGCCTCATATCTGGCGGAGAAGTTCAACGCTAAGATTTGGAATGTGGTGCTGGAGAAGTTCGTTAAGCCATTCATTGGCGTGTGCAAACATTGCAAGAAGCGTCGAGAGCTTCACTTTGTTGACGGGAATAGAGGGTCGTTCCCAGCCGAAGAGGATGCGTTTTGTTGCGAGGAGTGTGATAGCGTGTATCACATCAAAGACATCCTAATGGAGACTGGTGCGTATAAAACGAACTAATGCAGTGGCGCAAACATCCAATTCTCCAGCCTCCTAGCGATGACGAGGTAGCCTTGATGGAGCCAGATGATCTCATTGAGCTTCATCGGGTGTACCATGAGGCCATCGAGAATGCTGAGAAAGACCCATTTCGCTATGGATTTAGGCTTCCGCATTGGGAGAAGGCTGAAGAGCAATTATCGCAAGTCTCTGAGGTTCTAGCACTTGGGGGAAATCGCAGCGGCAAAACTGCGTGGGGTTCTTACTGCGTAGTCAAAGCCGCCATCGAAAACCCAAAGTCAGAGATCTTCTGCTTCGCTCAGACATCGGAGGTCAGCATCCGCCAGCAACAAAGCGCGGTATGGAACTGGTTGCCGCATGAGATGAGGACAAAGCAAACCTCGGCTAACGCTTACATTTCGTACACGAAGAAGAACGGGTTCACGGATAACTCGTTGATCCTTCCTAATGCGTCACAGATCATCTTTAAGACCTACTCTCAATATCAGAATAACCCAACTATCCTAGAAGGCGCGGAGCTTGGTAGCCGTGACCCGCAGTGGCACAATATTGGCGTATGGCTCGACGAATACCTCCTTGGTAACGAACTTATTGACACCCTGCGATTCCGTCTTGCTACCCGAAACTCCAAGATGCTGGTCACATTCACCCCGATTGATGGGTGGACGGAAGTGATTAAGGAATACTTAGATGGTGCTACAAGCGTCCAGAGCGTCGAGGCCGAGCTGCTCAACGGTGAGCTTGTCCCCTATGTCCAAAGGAGTAAGAAGCGCAACGCCAGCGTCCACTACTTCCATTCCAAGGACAACCCTTTCGGTGGCTACGAGCGAATCAAGGAGACACTAGTTGGACGGCCTCGGGAGGAGATCCTAATTCGCGCGTACGGGGTTCCAGTTAAGTCCCACGCTACCAAATTTCCCAAGTTCAACAAAGAAGTCAATGTTGTCCAGCCATCAGAGATCCCAACTACGAATGTTACTCGCTATCAGATTATTGACCCAGCGGGTTCAAAGAATTGGTTTATGGCTTGGATTGCTGTGGATGCGTCTGGTACATTTTGGGTATATCGTGAGTGGCCGGGTGTCGATGTAGGCGACTGGGCTGAATGGAAGGGTGGTAAGTGGATGCCAGGACAAGGGGCTAAGGGGCAGGGCTTTGGTATCCGTGACTACATGGACTTGATTACTGAGCTTGAGGGTGACGAGAAGATCTTTGAGAGGCTGATTGACCCTCGTCTTGGAGCTGCAAAATACCAGTCTGCGGATGGTGCATCTTCCATTATCGAGGATTTGAACGATGCCGGCATGGTTTGCATTCCAGCTCCAGGGTTGGACATCGACGATGGACTACAGGCACTTATTGGCAAGATGTCATGGGACACCACTAGACCTGCAGATTCGGTCAACCGACCGCATTTCTATGTCTCTTCCGAGTGTGAAAACATTATCCAAGCGTTGTCGGAATACACGGGTGACGGGGGTTTGAAAGAGGCATGGAAAGATCCAGTCGATGTTCTGCGTTACGCCGCCATTGCTGGAATAGATCATGTTGACGAAACCCGAAATCTTGCTACAAGACAAGGAGCTGGAGGCTACTAACAAGCTATGAAGACTCAAGACAAACCGATAGTTGCCGAGGAACTTATCATCGATTGCTTAAAAGAAGCATATCTCAAGAGGGCAAAAATGGAAGAATATGGGAAAACCCCTAGACTTACGGAGGAGATTGAAACCCTTGAACACGCGATTCGATACATGAAATCTAAACTAAACCATGAAAACAGCACCAACTAAGAAAGCAGCAAAGCGCGGTCGCCCACCTAAAGCTAAGCCAGAAACCCTTGATTCCCCCGTGGAATCTCAAGATGATACCACCTATGAGGGTGATTATCTAGTTATCCGCAAATGCCCAAACCCTAGTTGGGTAATGGTTCGCATGGATGGTGAAGCAGTCCCAGTTAAGGCCCCACCTAGGGTATCGCACAAACTAGTTGGCAAACCTATAAAAGTTGTTATGATACGCCCAGAAGTAGGCGAGCAGTTCTACGAATATATGCCATCATGAGCGCACCAACAGAAGAGCAAGAAGAGTCGATGATCTACGCCGAGGACGGCCCTAATGTCATGGCGTTGGCTGATGCCTACGACAATTGCCTTATTGATTTAGAGGAATACTTTGAGTCCTGCTTGCGCTCGTATGATGACCGCCGTAACCTTTGGCCAGGTAAATCAGACGACCTCCGTAAACAAGCCGCAAATGCCTTTCCTTGGCAGGGAGCTAGTGATATCGAGGTCAATGTCGTCGGGGAGCGTATCGACGCATTTGTGGCTATCCTAGACCAAGCATTGCAGCGTTCCCACATTAAGGCGTTCCCGACTTCAATGGCATCCATGCCCCGAGCCTCAATGGTGTCTGGATTCCTTAAATGGATGCGCTCGTCTTATATCCCGAACTTCCGTCAGCAGATGGAATTGGGTGCTAATTATCTGCTAGAGAAGGGGTTGATGGTGTCGTATGTCGGATGGAAGCGTGAAAAAAGGACATATTTGCAACAGGTATCCATCGAGGAAATCGCACAAGTCTCCCCCGATCTAGCGGAACTTATTGTTAGTGGTGCTGATGACGAGATGGTATTCGGTATGCTTCAGACAGCATTCCCCGACCTGTCGTCAAAGCGTGCAAAAAAAGCCATTATGGATCTTCGCAAGAAGGGTTTGGCTGAAGTCTCTGTCCCTCGTACATCGGTAGATTGCCCAGTAGTTTACTCATGCGCCCCCGATGGCGAGGTTCTTTTCCCATCGTATGTGACTGATCCTCAACGCGCTCCGTATGTATTCTGGCGCACATTCCTAACATCTCAGGAGCTTGAGAAAAAAGTAACCTCCGAGGGCTGGGATGCCGATTGGGTTGAGAATGCCATCGAGCGACTTCGTGGTAAAGACTCCATGTATCTCGACGGCGAGAAGCTCAAGACAATCGACCGCTTGCCTATCACGGACGACAACGACCTTGTTATGGTGGTGTATGGCTACCAGCGTTTGATCGACGAAGAGGACGGCTCTGAGGGTATCTACTGCACGGTCTTCCACCCAACTACCGAGGGCTACGCCAAACACGAACTCCTTAACGGTTATGACGACTACCCCTTTGTGGTTACGCGCCTATCGAACGACCAGAAGCGCATGTACGAAACCCAGACCTTCTCGGACATCCTCCGTGGAGCGCAAATGCAAATCAAGACCGAGCGTGATTCTCGTATTGATCGTGCTTCTCTGGCTACTCTCCCTCCATTGTTGCACCCGGCTGGTCGTCCTCCCTCTGATTGGGGGCCAGGAGTAAGAGTTCCGTATCGTCGCCTTGGTGAGATCCAATGGGGGCCACCGCCTCCAGCCGACAATGGTTCTGTTGAGGTTGAAGTATCAATGACCGCACAGGCAGATCGTGCCGTTGGTCTGGATATGTCCAACCCAATCTCCGCCTCCCGCCAGCAATTCGTGGTGTCCAAGTTCTTGGATCATGTCCGCGATGTGCTTAACATGGCGTGGAAGCTGTACCAGCGCATGGGGCCAGACGAGGTGTTCTTCCAAGTTACTGGCAATCCCAACCCACAGGTGATGACCAAGGGTTCGGCTGATGAGAACTTCAGTATCGTGGTAAACTTCGACTCACAAAGCAACGACCCAGAGACTGCCGAAACGCAACTCAAGAACATGGTGTCATTGGTGCAACTCGACCGCAACGGCATCATGGATGTGAATAAGTTGCTTGAGTTCACGGCATCCAGCATCAACCCGATATTCGCTGACTATGTTCTCCAGCCAGCCGAGGAGGCTCAACAGAAGGTCGCCAAGAATGTTACAGACGACCTTGCTAAGATCTTCGCTGGTATCGAGGTTCCTGCCCAGCCTAATGGCGCACAGATGGCAATGCAGATGATTCAAGCCTATGTCCAGCAACCAGACATCATGCAACGCGCACAGCAAGACGAGGCGTTCGGTGCAAGGCTTCAGAAATATATGGAACAATACCAGTTCCAGCTTCAACAAATGCAGAACGCTGAGATCGGTCGTATCGGCACGGCTCCTGCGGAGATGGGTGGTGTGACAACTCAAGGAATGCAACAAGGATAACTTATGAAAAAAGGTAAATCATGTAGCTGCGGCCACGAAAAGATGGAGCGTAAAGGCAAGGGTAAAGGTAAAGGCTATGTTGAGATTGAGATCAAGATGAGCCGTGCGCCTAAGAAAACAGCCAAACGCAAGTAAGCCATGAAAGCCAAGATGATCAAACGAGCAGATGGCTCTATGTCCAAGCGTGGGCTTTACGATAACATTCGTGCCGCAGCTGGTTCTGGTAAGAAGCCCACCAAGGAAATGCTCAAGCAGGAGCGCAAGATCAAACGCGCAGAGAAGCGCAAATAACTTCATCAGCCATCCCTCTTAACAATGGATCTATTGCGAATCAACGCATGAACGCACAGGACGCTGTGAACTAGGTGGCTCTTCAATCTAACACCACTATGACACCGATACCGAAACCAAGCATCCAAGTAGCAGTAGAAGCCCTCCGTGACCGCGAGGAATATACCGCTATCCTTCAGTTCATCCACGATGAGCGTGAGAAGTTCTTTGGTGACTTCCGCCATGCAGAATCATCGAATGATGTGATGAAGCTCGCAGGAAGCATCTCTACGCTGGATGAGCTACTCTCAGTCTTAGCTTGACAAATTGAAGTAATAAGAATAATAACAAACATCAACCACACATAATATGAGAGGACAATCAGGATTTAAGGCCCCACGATCAGGTGGGCCAATGATGAAAGGAATCCCACAACCACAGGGCAGTTTTACTGGCTCTGCTGGGATGGGGCCACAACGGATGCCACAAGCCCCTATGGGAATGGCGACCCGCCCACCTCTAATCGCTAACAAAGCTCGCGGAACAATGTCGTCTGCTACTTACACTCCAATCCCAGCGTCAGTAAGTGGAATGGGCCAGTCTGGTATGGCAGCGCAAGGTAGCCAAGCTGGAATGGGTATTCCGCAACCACAAGGTAGCTTTACTGGCCCCGCTGGAGTTGGGCCGAAACGGATCGCTTGACAAACCCGCTAGAATAGTCTAAGCATTTCTCGAACCTGCTTCGGTAGGTGTTTTGTTTCATCGTTCGTTTCATAGTTTCACCCTCGGCAGATTAAAACCCTGTCGGGGGTGTTTTCTTTACGCCATTAGAACGATCTTGTCTTTTGCGTCCTGTTCCTCAATCAATTGGTTAAAATCACGGACATGGTGGGCGTACTCAATGTCTTCGTAATAGTCTTCAATTATCTCCAGTCTCTCGCGCCTTCTCATCTTGCGTATCGCGTGTTGCTTGAGTTGATACGCCCTGCCAGTTGTTACGCCCAAGAGCCTACCAAGTTGAACTGGTTTTAGGTCATCGTTCTGAAGGATAAATATATCTCGCTTATCAATCCCAGACTCCATGATCTGCATCCAAAACCCATCAAGTCTTATCTCGCATCCATTCGGCAGCTTCTCGTCTTTTCCAATAAGCCTCAGCTTCTTTTTTAGTTGTCGTTTTTGGATGTCGAGTTGATCAATGTTGCCTCTAATCGTATCAATGATTTGGTTGATTCTGACGATCTTTCCCTTTTCAAACTCGATCTTCCTGTCTATCGATCTGATTTCCTTCTGTACTTGTTCTGCATTCATAGCGTTTCGAGGCTTATTTTACAGGGTGTTTTGTAGCGTTCAAGAATAATTTGAATTATTTTGCATGGTGTATGGCATCACCAACGGTTAAGTTGACTTACACTTGACTTACACTTGTGACATTTAATTAAGACAGTCACCTCGCTTACGCTCGATCAAACTTCCCTCCGAGAGGAAAAAGACATACCAACCTCTTAGGGCTGTGTTAATAAACCCTATGATTCGTGGTCTACCATGTGGAACCCCTATTTCTAGAGACCCAATTCGGTTGTGCGCTCTTCCCCCCGCTTCGGATTAAAGCCTATAACGGACGCTGGATGATAGGTTGGAATCAGAGCCAGCCGCGAGCCTAATGGTAGTGAAGTATTCTCATACCCCTTTGCCCGTCCTAATGGCTGTCTCGTTCCACTAGGAACTAGCACCTTGAAAAACAAAGGGCTAGCACGAGTCGAAGTAGGAAAACTCGTGCCAGCCCTAGATCCATTGCTCTACGCGCCGGAGGGGTGAATGGTGACGTGAATCCTACTTCGTCGTCAACGACAAAATACCACATTCTTACCCCTAGTCAATAGGAAATCTTTAAGGTCGCAATTTGCGGCCAAGGGTTAGACCAACCCCAAAGATGCATGCTTGAGCCGAAAGACGCATGCTAGACGGGAAAAGACGC